TTGAGGATTTTATCTCGTATGGTCATAGGCTCTCGGCCTTCCTTTAGGTAGTCGAACGCTTGCGCGCCCATTCTCTGCCGCGGCGGCGCTTACATGTCAAACATTCACGTCGACCGCGATTGTCAATAGACAGATTGCCGTCAACTAGTGGGTGGTTGCGGTTGCAATGCGAACGTCGCGTAGCAGCCCGCCGCCCGTTTTCCTGGTGCGTCACTGGCTCTAAATGGTCAGGGCGAACACAACCCTTATTACGGCACAGGTGGTCTATCTCCAAACCGTCAGGGATGGGACCGACCTGTAGCTCATACACGAACCGATGCGCATAGGTCATCTGGCTGTCCACGGTTAGTTCGCCGTACCCACCAGCGGTTTTGGCGGCGGTCCAATCCCAACAGGCATCGCCTATCGTGAACTTGTCTTCGATGCGTGCGTAAGCGTTCATCAGGTCGTACTGAAATAAAGGTCGCCGTCGATTTGGATGTCGATGGATTCGACTGTTAACGCGTCGATATCTGCGGTGACTCCCAGGCTGTTGTAGTAGCCGTATGCTTCGTAATGGTTGGCCGTGTCGGTGACGAGTTCTACTACCACATCGTTTTGTAGGTTCATGTGGTCATACACCAAAGGGCCGGTCGTCCCGCCGGTAGACGCCAAACGCGAAATGGACACGCTGCCGCCTGACAGTCCAGGTACGAACGACCGCCACTGTTGCACCCCCGTAGACACCGCAAAGCTAGTGGTGTCGTACATGTTGGTGTCCCAGTTCAACTCCCACGACTGACCGCCAGCCAGATACGACGTCGTCAGGAAATGACAGTCAATCGTGTAAACCCCTGTCGATGTGCGGGAGTCCTGCAATTCGAATATGCCCTGCACACTGTTGATCTTCGAAACCAACGTCGATGGGACCAGCGTCGAATTCAGAAACAGGTCAGGAGTGGCGGTAGCAGACCGGTCCCAATGCCTTCTACCGGTCGCGTTGATCTGAACCGACGAAGCGCCAGTGCCAGCACCGGTTGTGATCGTGGCAGCGTTATCCGTAGACGAAGTACCCAGCACCGACGTCGTACGGATTTTCGCCGACTTGCCTGCTATCGCAGCCATTTACGTAGCCGTGGCGTAGGTGAGTGTTCCTGTTCCCTGGAACGCAAAACCGAGTGCGACTTTGCCGTCGATGGGTGCGGACACGCTCAGATTCGAAATGTAAGTCGCCCCGGTGTATGAGGCGCCTTCGGTCTTCGAAATGTAGAGAAGCAACGTCCCTGTCGTATTAGCGAGTGCGGCGGTGCGGATATCATCCAAGCCCGTCGAAGCCTCGTCCGCGTTACCACTGACGTTCGCTGTCCACGTTGATAACCCTGGGATGAAGTCCCTTGACTGGACCGTCCCAGTCGAGAAGTCGGTTGTCTCGTACATGTCGGTATCAAAGCTCAAATCCCAGGCGTCGAGGTTCACTACATCCCCGGCGCCGTACATGACCTTCGCCGATTTACCTGTTTCTGCTGCCATGAAATAATCCTTTCCGTTTGTATTCTAGGTGGTAGCCATTTCGACCATGCGGTAACTGTCGAGGATGTCCCTGGACACCACCTGAATCTTATGACATTTGTGGCATTTCATTTCCAAATCTCCGAAGCCATTGATACGGAACAGGAGTCCGTGACAGTGACCCGGCTTGAACGAACCGGCGGATAGTTTGCAGCGGACGTCCCACCATCTCATTCGTGGATCATCCCCACCATCAGCGACTCAGCCATCCGTTCAGCCATTTTCCTGCCGATACCATTCTCGACTAGCTGTTCTACGAACTGGCCTAACACTTCCGCCAGGTGCCGTGTGGCTACGCCTGCGTGGACCATGCGGTCTAGGTCGTCGTCGTAGAGTTCGGGGTCGGTCATCCGACTTCTTTCCACGCGTTGAAGTTGACTGACACGATGTACCGTTCGTTGTCGTCGCGTTGCAGGAAGAATGGTGGTTGTACTGCGGTGACTTGTAGGTAGCGGGTGCCGGTAGCGACGGGCAGGTTCTTGTCGGCGAGTCCGTCTAACAGGTTGTACGCAGTCTCAGCCCGTGTTCTAGCGGTCGGATAGATGGTCGACCGGGACAGGATTTGGAATGATGGCCGTTCGAAAATGACGGATGCCCCACCAGTGGAAGTCGAATACGCATATTCCGAACCGGCGCCGGGAGTTTCATAGACGGCGGCGAACGTGTCCGCTACGTGGGCGTGGTCCAACATGGTCATTTTCCCCAGGTCGCCTGCTGTGCCTGATAGCAGGGTGAACGCGGTGGACTGTGCTACCAGATAAGCAGCAACATCATCAACCACACTCAAAACAAGTCCAAATGTCGTGCGACCCGGTTACCGAACCCTGCTTTGGCTTCCTTGACTGGTTTCTCTAGGAATTTGGCTTGGCCTGACGTATGTCGGAAGTCGGTGCGTTCGTGTTGCACCAAGGCGTAGGCGCGGGCGGCGCCGCCATACCCCAGTTCCACTACGACCTTGTTCCGGTCGATGTCTGGACGTTGGACGACACCGGACGCCCTTAGAACCCCCAGGTCTACCGGTGTCATCTGTTTCGACTTGGTCATTATCAGTTCGGCCTCTAAATGGAGTGGGCCTGCCAGCGATGTCGTAGCCTTCCGTGAAGATGCTTTCAGCGTGGCTTGTAGCTTGTCGAGTCCGTCGATACGTATCCGTGCCATCAGCCGAAAAACGCTTTCGAATGGTGGACGCCGTCCTCATCCGGATACGCTTCTAACGACATCAAAGGTCCGATGGTGGAACCGTTCACCACGAATTCAATAGAAGCTGCGAACGTGGACGTGGACGCTATCCACAGTTGGCTAGTGGATAATTCTTCAGTACCAGCAAAGGTGCGGACTAGCTGTTGTTTGCGGACGTGTCGGCCTTTGAACGTGGACCCGGTAGCCATGACTGCTGTCCCGTAGCCGTCTGTTGATACTGATGCGAGGGTGCGTGTGGACACCCCATCAGATAGCAGAGAATCGAATTCGCTGTCGTAGCTCACTTCAGCCAGGGGTTAGTCGTCGCGGTCGTACCTGACCGTACCCCTGGATGGTCATGCTGCCCAACAACGAAATGGGGTTCCACCCAGTCAGTGTCCGACTCCTGCGTGTCCTTATCATCTATCGAAATGCCACCCGCGTACGGTTTGACTTTGCGTACACCCTGCATCCGCAGCTGCTTCGACTTCGCCGACAACAGGTCGGTTATGGAAACGGTGCGGTAGTCGATCTTCAAGTCGCCGACCTGTTTCGACATGACCCCAGCCAGATTCGAACCCCTAGTGGTTCCTACTAGCGACATGACGGCACCGGCAGCAGCCATGAACGCGTTGGGATAGGTCGAAACGAAATAGTCGATTTCCCCATCAGCGAAAATTTCATTCCCGGTGCTGGTGGAAGTGTCGCCTATATGCAGGCGTACAGCGTCGGCGGTGTCAGTGGACGGGTTGCCTCTATACGGAATGGTCGTACTCCCAGTTAGCGCCAGCGTCGGAAGTAGCCGTCCGGTTGTAGAAGGTCGCCATCTGGTCGACCTGATGTAGTTGCCGGTGGATGCGGTACGCCCACCGCCAGAACATCAGTCGGAAGCTGAAAGCCATGCCGGGGTTTCCGCGGTGGCGTTGTTCGCTGACAGGTTGATACGCAGCTTGTCGAATATCGGAAAGTCGGTGCCGGTAGACGAAATATGTCCAGTGGACGTACCAGTAGCCAACGCTAGGACAGCCGTCCAAGAGTCGGAACCGCCGATAGTCCCTTCGACGCTACCAACGAACGTGTGTCCAGTGGACGCGTTCAACGCAGCATAGGAGGCGTGTCGGTAAGCCCTTCCGTAGTCAACCGGACCGAATATCCCCGTCGCCGTGGATAGGGTCACAATTCGTGTGGGCAAGTTATTCCACCTTTCCGTTTTGGGAGATTATATCCCCTGGGGGTTGAGGCACCCAGTTTCTCAAATAGTATTGGGTATCCTGCATCGCCCCGTCTAACTGGTTGATAGCCGCGGTGACGTCTACTGCTTCGGCTTGGAGTTTCGCCAGATGCTGTTTGGCTTGTTCTTTCCGCTGGCCCACTTCCTGAATCCGG